AGAGTCCCTGTTCGTTACGGTGACATGAATAGGCAGGTTGCTAGTATTATAAACAAGAACTCTGAAAATGTTATTGCCAGTGCTCCTTTCATTGCCTGTTATATTAAAGACCTACAGTATGATCGCGCTAGAGTACAGGATCCTAGTTTTGTAGGTAAGATACACATTAGAGAGCGTGCTTACGATGAAGAAACTGGACAATATTTGATAAATCAACAAGGAGCAAATTATACAGTAGAAAGATTAATGTCTACTCCTTATCTAGCCGATTTCAACGCTGATTTATGGACAACAAATGCTGATCAAAAATTTCAACTATGGGAACAGATAGCAGTTTTATTCAATCCGAGCCTGGAATTACAAACAACAGACAACTATATAGATTGGACAAGTTTATCAACTGTAACACTAAAAGCACAAACATTTAGTTCAAGAAGTGTTCCACAAGGACTTGAACAAGATATAGATATTATGACTATGACATTCGAGACTCCTATCTGGATTACTCCGCCTGCAAAGGTAAAACGTCTAGGCATTATTACAAAAATTATTAGTAATATATTTACAACTGTACCTGGAACAATCTCAAGTGAGTTTGACCTCACTGATGCTATATTAACTAATATAGGTGATAGTCCTGATAGTGTTATAGTAACGCCCGGTGATTATGATCTGTTAGTAATTAATAACACTGCTAGTCTAATACATAACAATGTTACTACACAAAGTATTGTAGAATTAAATGTTCCTAGTGATAAGGCGAACTGGTATTCAGTACTGGATCTATATCCTGGTAGATTTAGAGCAGGATTGAGTACGCTTAGATTAATGAAAGAAAACGGAGATGAAATAGTAGCCTATATTAGTATAGATCCTTTAGATGATAATAAGATGTTACTTAACTTTGACAGTGATACATTACCTGAAAATACTATAATAGATGGTCGAGGCACAGTTGATGCTATTATAAACCCAGAAACATATAATCCTAAAGTTAAAGTTGCAGGCACTAGATATCTAATATTAGAAGATATAAACATTAATGATAAATTTGGTACTTTCGGATATACAGGACCGCAGGCATGGAAAAATGCAGATACTTCGGACTTTCAAGCACATGCTAACGACATTGTAGAATGGGACGGTTCACAGTGGAATATTATATTCGATTCTACCTCATCAACAGACGTAACTTATATAACTAATTCATATACAGGAGTTCAGTACAAATGGGTAGATGAATCCTGGGCGAAAAGTTTTGAAGGCGTATACGATAAAAAACTATGGAGACTAGTTCTGTAAAAATAGTATGTAGCGGAGGCTTATTTCTTGCTAAAGATACTAAACGATTTTTATTTGTTCAACGCACAAAAGACAAGACAGCAGGCACTTGGGGATTGGTAGGTGGCAAGAAAGAGCCTTTTGATATAACAATCGTAGATGCGTTAAGTAGAGAAATACAAGAAGAAGTAGGTAAAATTCCTGCAATAAGAAAAATAATTCCTTTAGAATTATTTGTTAGCAATGATCAACAATTTAATTACAATACTTATGTATTATTAATAGACAAAGAGTTTATACCTACACTAAATTCAGAGCATAGCAGTTATGCCTGGTGCAAGTATAATTTATATCCAAAACCCTTACACCAGGCTCTAAAACTAAGTCTTAATAATAAAACAATACGTGCTAAACTAGAAATTTTATTAGACTTAATCTAATAGATCTGGGCCGAAAGCGTATGTACCTAGATGTTTAGTTTCCATACTTAGATGTGTGTCAACTTTAACAGTATATCCAGCAGCGGCCATTTTTTGACAGAATATCATATCTTCGCCTAACCAGTCGTTAGTATCAGCACTCCACCCGAATTCAAACCATGGGCGCTGTATTTTATCTAACACATCTGTTTTTACCAACATACATCCCATACCTATACCTTCAACTTCTACCAATTCATCGAATGTTTCATAGGGTAAAGGATTTTGCCAGTCGCCTATGGTCTGGTATGCTACACCTTTATAAGGAGGTTGTCGTCTAATATAATTTGCAGCAACAACGTCTTCTTGATGAGCCATTAAACGTAGAGCAGTTGTAGCAGGGAAAACCATGTCACTGTCTAACCACAGCATGTATTCTGCACCTATGTTTTGTGCTTCAAGTGCTAGTCGTTCACGTTGAGTCAGTAATATTGTACTGGCTTCCATAATAACGTGAGTATCAATATTATTCATGGTATTCAATTTTACCATTTCAGTTAAACAAAAAGCATGAGCAGAATGTAAAACATCTCTGCACGGAACTAAAACTGCTAATTTACTTTTCTTTAATGACCACTTTGTTGAGTTGAATACGCTCTTTTTCATGCACCTGCCACATCTCTACTTAGAGTTTCACCTTGAATAACTAATTCATGAATAGAATTAATAAGATCTTGAGTTCGTTTGGAGGTTAAAATAAAATCTGTTGGGCTTAATTTGCACATTAGGTTCATAGTTTCAAAACTAATTTTTTCATTAGTTAAGACTTCCAATGCGCTTGTGCGAGCAAGGCCTTCAATGAACGATTGACGAATTATTTCATCATCATTTGATAATAATTCTAAACATTCGTCTTGATCAAGGTCTTGTGACAAATCTAATAAAATTTTTAATTCTTTAGATTCTTCTGAAGTTAGTTTAGATTTAGCACCTAATTCTTTAATCCGACTTAAAAATTCATATAAAGTTTTAGGATTTGTTGCCCTGTCGTACCATGTTATGTTATCCAATTCCCATCTGTTAGGGCCTTTAGAATAGGAATTAAGAATTTTATCTATATCTAGTTTAGTTTTTTTATCCATTATGTGTAATCATGAGGAGTAGTTTTTCCGCCGAATGTCTGTGAGAAACTAATAGGACTACCTGAACTAACACCTCCGAATCCTGCACCCAGGACTGCACTTAATTTAATATTCTGACCACCAGTGTACGGTCCCGACGGTGTAGCATTTCCAGGAGTTCCTGGATTAACATTTGTATAGGCACGATAAACACTACCCATTTTTATTGTTGATCCTGTTAAAGGTAAAATTGCCATTAGTTATCTCTCTTGGCCGATTATTTATTGACCAACTTATTTACCTGCTCTGAAAGCTGAGTAATCTGTCTTTGCTGATCTTTAATTGCCTCAATTAACAATGGTATGATTTTTTCGTACCTAACACCTAAAAATCCATCTGATTTTGCAGCAACTACCTCTGGTAAAACTTGTTCAATCTCTTGAGCAATAACCCCTACATCGTGCTTACGGACAAAGTATCCGTCTTCTCCTCCTCTATAATTTATAAAACTATCTTTCCAGTCGAAATATACACCTCTAATTTTACTTAATTTTTCAATAGGATCAGATATCAGAACAACATTTTCTTTTAAGTTGGCATCTGAACTGTAGTAAGCTGTAATTTCATTAGTTGCTCTGATTTCACCTACTGCTCCTACTGTTCCTGTAGGTGTTCCGACGAACAATGCACCACCTGCTACAATATTGTTGCCTATACCTACACCACCTGTTACAATTAATGCACCAGTTTGAGTAGTTGTAGCACTAGTGGTTGCTGTAATGTTTCCGTTAGTTGCTGTAATTGTTCCAGCACTAAAATTGCCAGAACCATCTCTAAACACTATTGTACTAACGGTGTTAGCACTGGTGCTATTTGCTGTAACAGTAAAGGTTTGAGTTTCACCTGTAGTGCTTCCGCTTATACCAAATCCTGATGTAGCTCCATTTGATACATAATCGCCAGTAGTATCTGTTCCTAATGCTACGCTATTAGCAGCAATTGTAGCAGTGAATGTAACATCTTGGCTTCCATTTACTACCATACTACCTGATAAGTCACCGCCAAATGTAAATGTTCTGGCTGTTAACCACTTCTCTGCATTAACCGCAGCGTTAACATAGATACTTGATGTATTTGTAAATGTAGGTGTTCCGTTCGTTGTAGCTACTAGTAGTTGTCCTGTAGTACCGCTACTGAAAGCAGTAGTTCCTGCTGCTGATTGGAATAGAATAGATCCAGCAGTACCTCCGAATATCTTTTCTGCATTAACTGCGGCATTAACATAGATACTTGATGTATTTGTGTAAGTCGGAGCACTGGTACCGGCACTCATTAGTAACTGGCCAGCACTACCTGGTCCAGCAAAAGCAGTTGTTCCTACACCTGATTGATATACTAATTGTCCCGCAGTACCGCCTGATATACTACCTACCAATGTACCACGGAAGTTTGTGGCTTGAATATCTCCCTGTGTTCCGCTTACTACTTCATTAGTAATTGTTGCGTCAGGCACAAAAGTAAGATAACCTGTGCTATCATCATAACCGAAAAATCCTAATTTAGCACTACTACCGTTATGCCATTGAAATGCAATACCACGATCTTTGTTATCGTCTGTACTAGGAGCAGCACCGCCTGCACCGCCACCTATGGTAAAGATTGGGTCGCTAACATTTGTTACAGTAGAATTTACAGTGAATGTAGTTCCTTGAACAGTTAGATCTCCGGTCAGTGTAACAGATCTAGCACTAAAATCGCCATTACCATCTCTATACACAATTGTACTTACTGTGTTAGCACTGGTGCTATTTGCTGTAACAGTGAATGCACCACCTTCTGCTGCAAGTGATCCGCTAATACCAAAACCGCTTGTAGCACCGCTGCCTACATAATTACCTGTAGTATCAGTACCTAAAGCCACACTATCAGCAGCAATGGTAGCAGTAAATGTAACGTTTTGACTGCCATCTACAACCATACTACCTGATAAGTCCCCGCCAAATGTAAATGTACGTGGTGTAGCCCATTTTTCTGCGTTTACAGCACTGGCAACATACATACTGCTGGTACTAACAAATGTAGCAGTATTAGTGCCTGCCTGTAGGAATTGACCTGCTGTACCTACTGGAACAAAGGCAGTTGTACCCGCAGCACTTTGAATGGGTATTTGACCTGCTGTACCACCTGATATGTTTGTCGCAGTGGTAGCAGTTCCTGTAATAGGGCCGCTAAAGGCTGTGGCTGTTATAGTACCTGCACTAAAGTTACCTGATGCATCTCTATACACAATTGTACTAACAGTGTTAGCACTTGTGCTATTTGCTGTAACAGTAAATGTTGAGCCTTCAGTAGTTGCACTTCCGCTTAAACCGAATCCACTTGTAGCACCTTGAGCAACATATATACCTGTTGTGTCAGTGCCTAATGCTATAGTATCAATAGCCACTGTAGCAGTTAGTGTTACATTTTGACTTCCGTCTAGAACTACACTACCTGATAAATCACCGCCTAGTGTAATTGTTCTAGCAGTAGCCCATTTTTCTGCATTAACTGCTGCGTTGACATAGATGCTTGATGTATTTGTGTATGTAGGAGCGCCAGTGCCTGCACTCATTAGTAACTGCCCGGCACTACCTGGTCCTGCAAAAGCAGTTGTCCCTACACCTGACTGGTACACTAACTGTCCCGCAGTACCGCCGAATATTTTTTCTGCGTTCACTGCTGCGTTTACATACATACTACTTGTTGATACAAATGTAGCAGTATTAGTTCCTGCTTGTAAAAATTGACCGCTTGTGCCTACTGGAACGAAAGCAGTTGTGTTAGCAGCACTTTGAATAGGTATCTGTCCAGCAATTCCACCTCGAACGTTAGTGCTTATTACAGCATCTTGCACATAGATACTACCGGTATTTGTAAATGTAGGAGTACCATTTGTAGTTGCTACAAGTATTTGCCCGGTAGTTCCACTGCTGAATGCCGTAGTTCCTGCCGCTGATTGAAATACAATAGATCCTGCACTACCCCCAAATATTTTTTCTGCATTTACAGCACTATTCACATAAATGCTACTGGTATTTGTGTAAGTAGGAGCACTTGTTCCAGCACTCATTAATAATTGGCCAGCAGTTCCTGGTCCTACAAATGTGGTGCTACCTGCTGCTGTTTGATATGGAATTTGTCCTGCTGTACCACCTGCTAGATTAGTTGCTGTAGTTGCACTACCTGCACTTAATCCGCTAATCGCTTGCCATACAGGAGCAGTTCCGTTTGAAGTTAATACAAAACCGTTAGTTCCTATACCTAAGAACGTTGTAGCCCCTGCTGCTGATTGATAAGCAATACTGCCTGCTGCACCACCTGCAAGATTAGTAGCAGTTGTTGATACACCAGTTAAGTCCCCAGTTACATTTCCTACTAAATTACCTCGAAAATTGCTGGCTTGGAAATCTCCTTGTGATCCGCCTGCTACTTCTCCTGTTATAGTCGCGTCCGGTATGAAGGTAAAATATCCAGTGCTATCATCAAAACCAAAGAATCCTGTTTTAGCACTGCTGCCATTATGCCATCTAAAAGCAATACCTCTATCTTTATTATCATCAGAGGCAGGTGCAGCGCCCGATGGTCCTGTTCCTAATGTAAAAATAGGATCACTGACATTTGTAACAGTGGAATCAACTGTAACAGTTGTGCCTTGTACTGTTAAATTGCCTGTTAGTGTTAAGTTTCTTCCTGATAAATCATTATTATCAGTGGTTAAAGCAACTGGTATACCATTTACAGACAAACCTGTAGTTCCAGTTCCAGTTAAATGAGTATTGCCTATGTATAATGATGAACTGGTAATATATAGAGACTTAAATCTATTACTAGACGACCCTAAATCATATACACCGTTAGATGTAGGTATGATGTCAGCACCTATATTGAAAGTTTTATTAAGGGTTAGTCCGGTAGAATCATTGTAAATAGTTGCTGTGCTTGCTTCTAAGGCTGTATAGGCTCCAGTACTATCTGTAACTACTAAATATCTATCGCCTGCGGTTACAGCATTGACTAATAAATTATCAGCATTAACTCCGCCAACTGATGTTAAAGTTCCTAAATCTACCCATGATGCTGTGGTTCCGTCGCTAACTAATACTGTATCGGCTGCACCTATTTCTATAAAACCAGTCGAACTGGTTGCGATTTGATATGGAATAGATCCTGTAGATCCACCTGCTAGGTCGCTGCTACTTCCTCCAGACAAAGCATGACCACCTGCTGTTATCCCATCATGTACCCTAATATTCCACGTAGAAGTATCAATAGTTAGTTCACCTTCTGCACCTGTGAAGGTATTGTTTTGTCCTGTTGTGCCTCGTCTAAATTGTACTTGTGTTGGCATTTCTTAATCCTTTAGAACACACCTAAATCTTTTACTAAAATCTTACCTTCTGGATCCATGCAGTCGTATATGTAAGTAAGACTTACACCGAATGCATCAGTAGGGTCTTCACCACCCGATCCAACATGAGTTTCAGTAGCCCCGTAAACATTCATATAATCACCGGTAGGAAAAGTTTCTTCACCGCCTCCTACTCCGGTCTGATCTGCCCACGATAAACTTTTATTACCATCAGTAATTAAAACCTGACCATTACTTCCGTCGCCAGATGGTAACGTATAAACAGTATTTGTGCTTAGAGAAGTGGGTGCTACAAATCCTACATAAGAACTAGTTGTGCCGTAAATGCCGAAAGTACCACTATTAGCAACAAAAATATTAGAAGCATTTAAGGTTTTACCTACACCAACACCGCCTGATACGATCAATGCCCCAGTTGACGTAGATACTGATTCAGTATTACCTAATATTGTTGCCGTGGTATTAACTACCAGGCCATGTTTGACTATGAAGTCCTTACTGACCGACGTTATTGCCATTAGTTTCCCTTTCCACTAGAAGGCAGATTTAATTAATATCGAGTATTTATTAGATTTTGAAAAAGGTTAATGGAAACAAAAATAGGGCCCGTAGGCCCTATAATTGTTATACATTTTTTACACCGCGTAACTTGATATTGATGTTAAAATGCTTTGACGAACAACATTAATTCTCATCGCTGTTGCACTAGTTGGAACAAATTTAAGTGTAACATTTCCACCTGATAAGTCTGCCCCAAATGTTCCTAATTCACCGTTATTGGTAATTATACCATATTCAGTTAGGTAAGAATTAGTGCCATCATGAATAAGTAAAATTTCAGCACTGTGAACATCTGATCCATCTACAACTTGAACTAGATATTTTGCTGTAGTATATAAATTAGCATCGAACACATCTAGATTAGTTTCTGAACTACCGCTAACAACTGCTGTAGTAAATCCAGCCTGCATGTTGTTGCTGCCTTTGAATGCTTCAACTGTCTGTCCTGCTGGATTAGTAGGAACAGCACCGCCCATGTAGTCACCGCCGATTACCAGTCCACCTGCTACGATATTCTTTTTAACAAGTAACCCGCCAGTTATCTTAACAGCACCGGTATCAGTTCCTGTTCCTTGGGCTTGAGTGCTATTGGTAAATTCTACAACACCTGCAACATGTAGTTCATCACCTACCCATAAATCATCACTTATACCAACACCACCAGTGACAACTACTGCACCTGATGTAATATTTGTAGCAGTTACGGCTTCATTAACAGTTACTAATGTTGATCCTGCAAAACTCTTAAATGTCCAAGTATTTGATTCAGAAGTAATGCTCTTATCACCGTTGAGTGATATTTTGCTGTAACTTGTTGGATAATTACCTGCAAATAGGTTTAGAATACCTCCATTATTTCCCCAACCGCCACGTACTTCTAATGTGGTTGTATTAATACTGGCTAATTGATTTGCACCCGAAGCACCTAGTTGAACTGTATCACCTTGTACCCATGCATCGTCGTATACAGTTAAACCTGTACCTGTTCCTTCGATAAACACATAATCAAATGTGCCTGTACTGCCTGTGATTTCATCTAGACCAACACCCTTCATGTAGATTGTTCCACCTACATAAAGATCTGCGTCTATGGTTGCTGTGCTATGAACATATAAGTCTTGAGCAATACCTACACCACCTGCAACATATAGAGCATTATTGCTACTTGTTGTATAATCTGAAGATACATTTCTTAAACTTACAACACCATCAAATGTAGCAGTACTATTGACATAAAGATCTTTAGCGATTCCTACACCACCAACCACTCTTACAGCACCGCCTGTGGCAGTTGTAAATGTTGCTAGATCGTCATGGACTTTAAGAGCACCTTCAATCTCAAACAGTTCATTGGTTAGGGTCGCTATCGCAATAGTATTGCCGTACCACTTAAATCCATGTGTGTTAGCATATAGATCTACACCGAACCACATGGTATTTGTATCAATACCCATAGCATAGCCTGTAGAGCTAGGACCTACATTATCCCATAAAACAAGTTTTGTACCTGCGCTGTAAGTACTGGTTGTAGGAGCACCAATGCCGAACTGAGGATATTCTATTCTATTTGTAGTATTCCCTTCCATAACTAAACGGACATTACTTTGATTATAACCTACTCTAATATCTGGAATTTCAAATTTAAGGTCCGAATTATCTAATGTTACATAATATGTGTTATTGTAATTTAATTTTACAGTTTGAGTGCTGTATAGTTCAATATTAGAATCTAGCCCTTGTATACTACAGTTTTGTCCATCTACAATTACATTACCTACACGTAAGGTAGTTGTTGCACTAGTATAGGAGAATTCGCCGTATTCATCAAATGCCGTTATATTAGGACCGTCTTGGAAAGGAATCCATGTTGCCTGACCTCCTACAATATTACTGGCAGCACCTACAACTGTAGCAGCAGGACTTACCCATGTAGCAGTGTTAGAGTTTGTGCTCCATGTTAATACTGTTCCGGGAGTACCTGTAGAAATAAATGCTGTTTTTCCTGTAGCATACTGAATAGGTATCTGCCCTTCTAACCCGTATTGTAGATTAGTTGCTGTACTAGCAGTTAATGATACATCGCCGCCGCCGGCAACTTGTATGGAGTTAACATTTAATGTTCCACCGATATAAACATCACCACCTATACCTACACCACCTTCAATAATAGCAGCACCAGATGCTGTATTAGTTGCCGGCGTTGTATTAGTTAGAACAATGGCTCCAGTCTTAAATGTACCATAGCGTGTGCCTACATAGGTTCCAGTATTACTTTCCGAACCTTGATCATACCATTCTAAATATGCAGTATCATTGGCAAATCCTAAAAACGCATCCTGATCGGAGCCTTTGTAGTAATGGAAAATTAAACCGATATCTTTACCGTCATCACCACCCCAGGTATGATTATTAATATCACCACCTGGTGGAACGTGTAATTGTAGTAAGTTATCAGTATATACTGTGTTAGTAGATAGAACGTAAGTTGCAGTACCGTTAAAATAGACACTGTCCTGGAATGTAACTTGTCCACCTACTACAAGTGTTTTGTCGATCCACGCACCACCTGCAACATATAGAGCATTATTTGTGTTTGTTCCAGTATCAAATGCTATACTGTTAACAATTAAGTTGTCACCGATATATACGCCGCCTGCTACCTTAAGTGCTCCGTCACCACCTCCTGACGTTACAGCGGTTGTAGCATCTAAAATCTCGACTGTACCTGTTGTCAGGGTATCGCCTGTTATGCCCATGTCGCCTGCGGTGAAAACATCTCCTGATGCAGCATCTACTGCAAATCTGTCAGTGTTTACTGTTAACGTTCCGGTTGAATTTAATGTGCCCTGTATACCAGCATTACCTGCTGCCCATACATTTCCTGTAGCAGCATCGACAACAAATTTATCTGTGTTAACACTTAAAGTACCAGTTGAATTTAATGTGCCTCTAACGCCACCGTTACCTTCTGCGTGGAAATTACCTGTCGGAGCATCAACAATAAACTTATTTGTATTAACAGTGAATGTGCCGGTTGAGTTAAGATTACCTTTTACGCCACCATTACCTTCAGCATAAAAATCTCCACTGCCGGAGCTTACAATGAACTTATCTGTGTCAACACTTAGTGTACCTGTTGAATTAAAAGTTCCTTTTACACCGCCATTACCTTCAGCATAAAAGTTACCACTTCCTGAACTTACAATAAACTTGTTAGTGTCAACGCTAAAAGTTCCAGTAGAATTTAACTGCCCGTTAATGCCGGCATTGCCTGCTGCAAAAACATTACCTGTTTGAGCGTCTACGAAAAAGTTATTGTTATTAACCGTAAGATCATCTGCTACATATAGAGTACTATATAAACTAGCCGTAGACCCTACAACAAGATTTTTAGCAATCGCTGCACCAGCATTAACCTGTAATGCTCCAGTTTGTGCGGTTGAACTAGATACCGCAGCGGTACCTTGAACTATGACCCCCGCTCTGGTAATAAAATCTTTAGTGATTGATGTTAGTGCCATTTCTTATTCCTTTAGGTTGACATTGCTGTTCTTAATATTTTCAATGTCTTATTGCTCGCATAATACGGTGTAAAATACAGTCTAACAATGTTATCTATCTGAACATCTGCTGCAAATTCACCCATTTCTCCATTACTACTTAAAACTCCGTATTCTGTAGCAAACACATCTCCTTCATTGTTTACCAGCAATAATATTTCAATAAACTGAAAATCTGCTGGATCACCTGGAGCTAATGACCCTTCTTCTATCTGTATTAGGTATTTCGAAGCCCTAAAATCCATCATTGAATAAGAGTCTACCACTGTGGTCGCTGTTGTATTTATTACAACCTTGCCAGAATCCATTACTGCATCTGCTATTTGGACGCTTTCACAAAATACTCTTTCTGCTACACTAATGCCTCCATCTATTATTAATGCACCTGTTCCTGTGCCTGCTGAACTAGTAGTATTAAGAATATGTATAATGTTAGTAGTGCTGTTACCAGCATCTGTTACAGTCTGTAAATTTATAAAGTTCTGAAAGGTTGCGGTAGTAATAATTTCGGCGCCTGCAATAGTAGATGTAGTTCCTATATTAATACTACCCCCTACTCCAATTCCACCATCAACTACAATGGCTCCAGTAGTTGTGCTTGTTGATTGATCACCGGTTTGTTTTACCGGAGAAATAATAACCCAACTAACACCATTCCATTCCCATGTCCTATCACCGATGGTGTGTCTTTGTCCTAGGGTAGGGCTAGTGGGAAAATTTAATAAACTCATGTTAAAATCCTGTAAATTGTATCCAAAATCTATTTCCCGCGTCATTTATCCACTGTAGTTCTACACCGTTTATGTTATCTATCCAAAAATCTCCTACTCTTGGATTAGGAGGTGCTGTAGGGCTAATAGTGACTTTAGGTGTATATAGTAGATTATTTTCATACTCATTTCCGTCCATACTATAAATACTGCCCGGAACATTGAAACTATTTGTACCTGTAACAAAATAAGAACTTGTACTTTCCGGTGTAGTTACATAACTAAAAAACTGATCTGCTATTAAAGGAGTATATGTTCCTATAAATTCTGCCATTGAAGGATAATAGGTAACATTCGAAACTGTACTATTAATAAAAACATTATCAGCATCAACAGCACCACCTACTGTAATACTACCTAATGTTTGCCAACTTGCTGTAGTACCGTCGCTAGTTAAAACTGTATCGCTTGCACCTATATCAATAAAACTGGTAATACCATCGGATACTTGATAAGGTATGCTGCCTAGAGCACCTCCTGCTAAATTTGTAGCAGTAGTAATTGTACCTGTTATTAAATATCTAACAGTCATCCCGCCGTACACATCTACTTGTTCGCTAACAATTAGGTTGCCTTCAATGCCTACACCTCCTAGGTTTGATAATGCTCCTACAGGACTTAAAGTGTAAACTGTTCCGCTTCCAGTATAGGCTGTAAAGATTGTACCGTCAACTGGTTGAGTCAGGTTACCATCATAATATAGTTCAGCAAGATGTTCGTTATTTGTGTTTGTACCTGCATAACTGGCATAGTATAATTGCTGGTTCAATTCAACCATGCCATCAACTTCTATTACCTTAATTCTTGTTCCTGTGGTTAGACCAAGATCAGTTAGTGTAATAACTACAGGATTAGTTTGAGTAGCAGTTACAATGGTATCAAATCTTTGAAAGGCTATAGCCTCTGTTCCTAAACCTAATCCCAAATCACTAGTGATCTGGGTGTAGCCCATTCCATCAAAATAGAATACGCTACCTATATTAACTTGATTATTTTTACCATCAACTAAGTTATCGCCGCCTAGGCTGATATTACCGCTACCTTCCTTCATGTTGGCGCCAATATCATGTCCGATGTAGATATTGTTGGAACCTGTAATTAAATTTTTAGCAACTTCATCGCCCATAAAGAAGTTTTCGCTACCGTTAATTAAATTTTTAGCAGCATCTATACCTATAGCAATGTTAGAATCATAAACTGTATTAAGTTCAACAGTTCCACTTGAAATATAAGGAGTATAAGCAGTACCGTCGACGCTAAAATTTAAGTTAATGTCCGAATATAAAGCAAAAGTTGTGGTGCTCAATGTCCAAACATAATATTCATTTGTATTAAGTTCAACTGTGCCTTCTACACCGAATACAGTAATTTTTGTACCGCTATTAAAATCATGCCCAGGCGCCTCGATAACAACCGGATCTGCCAATGTAATATTTGTAATTGTTGCATACGGGATAGTGTGATATAAACCAATACGTTCTAATGCTTTATCACCTATAGCAATAGTTTTGCTAATACTTGTGCCTGAGTGTAGAGCGTATCTTCCTATTGCAATATTTTTATAACTTGTGACTAGACCATCTTTTAATGCATCATATCCGATTACAATAGTTTCTTGGCCGTTGTCGAAATCGTCAATTTGAGGCTCGGCATCTCCTCTAATCACAATATTGTTTAGACCTTCGAATCCTCTACCGATTGTGATACCGTTAACATTAATATCTTCACCGGTATAGATAGTTCCCCATACACCTATACCGCCTTCGACAACTAGAGCACCTGTGTTTGTGCTAGTTGTTACTACACCGCCTGCAACTGCTACATAACTAGAATCTGTTCCATAAAGAACAATATTTTGACTAGGCAAATTGCTCCACATTTGACCTAGACTCATTTCAATATTACCTAGGCTGGATCTGTAGGTTGTCTGTAGTAAATCGTTAGTAACAAGTGTATAACCGGTAGATGTTGTCGGGGTAGGTGGCAACTGAGGTTGGGCTCCTTTAAGGTCTATGTACTCCCCGCTTCCTCCTCTTCGTAACGTTCTACCGCTTAATAAACTTGGCATATTCTATCTCTTAATCGTTGGCTGTCTCTAATACACTTAGAGTAAGTTGTAAAGTACCTGTGTTAGTTCCCGTTGTATATGCTCTTATACTGTCTAAACTTTCAATAATGAGTTTTCCTACAAGAACTGCTGCTGCATCTTCTTTAGGTACTTCAAAGTCTTTTACTAAAAAACTAGGAGTGCTTCCTGGTTGAGCACCGTT